GATACTCGATGTCTTGTTACATCGTTGTCGACGTTCCGACGCTGGGATACACGGTCACGGAGCAGAAGCAGGTGATCGATGGTTTCATCGCTCAGCTGAACGCTTCGAGTGGGGCGCTCATCACCAAGGCTCTTGGTGGTGAGAACTGACCCGATTGGGTCACTGGTCTACACGTGAGGGGTTGGGCGAAAGCCCAACCCTTCTCGTGACGGTCAAGGAGTTTGTCATCGGACGACATCTTTACTCTGTAAAGAGGTTCGTTTTTGATGACGAGTTTACACTCCTCGAACCGATAAGTATTGACCAGTCGACCCAGCCAATTCGGGTCGTCCCAAGGGATTAAGGTTTCCCTTGGGGACGGACAGACGTAAGTCTGTGGTCAGTGCATGAGTCGGGACTACCCTACCCTAGTTGAAAGGGAGAGTATGAAAAGCCTCATGCAGCTCTGGCTCAAGGTGCTCGAAGAACTGAGCACCCAGATCGGCACTTGCACCAACGAGGACAGAAAAACTGCCCTCGTTCGATTCGAACACGAGGGGTTGTCGTTTCTAACGATAACCCTGGCAAACTTTGGCTCGGACTTCCAAAAAAGTCTGGACCAAGGTTTTGTCGACCGCAGTCTCTTCCAAGGTTTCTCCTGGAAGGCAGGTCTCCCGAAATTCCTTTCGGGTTTCCTGGGTCGTGTGTTCGATAGTGCTGATGGACGATTGCTCGATGATCCCGAAATTGATGCAATCTTCGCCATCCGTCAACTCACGTTGATGATGGCAAAGGTTCATGTCAAGTGCTCGAAAGAGCGCGAAGACATGGCAATCAAGGGATACGTCGAGTGTGAGAAGGAGATGAAGAACCGTGACAGTACGTTCGCTGAAACTGGTTATTCCAGCTTTAAGCGTGCTGGCGTGGCTCTCTTTGGCAATCTTCTTTCTTCTTGTGACCTTCGGGTACACAATGAAGAGTGGATGCCAAAGCACGGCCCAGGATCCACAGCTGAGCGAATTATCGGAAACGATAAGTTCAAACAGTCTGAGTGGACCTGGCGTCTCGAGCGATTCTTTCCATCACTGGTGTGTCTTACCCCAGGATGGAAATACTTCGAATCGCTCAACAGTGTCAAGCTCCTCGAACCCGGTGCAGAGCGACCCGTAAGGGTCATCACTGTACCTAAAACGTTGAAAACGCCTAGAATCATCGCGATTGAGCCTGTGTGTATGCAATATACACAACAGGCTCTTCTCGAGATGTTTCTCGATGAGCTGGAGAAGGATGACATCTTCTCTCAGATCATGTTCTTTGATGATCAGACACCTAACCAGCGTCTGGCCCGAAAGGGCAGCATCAAAGGTGACCTTGCGACACTAGATCTTAGTGAAGCAAGCGACCGCGTTTCCAATCAGCATGTACGAGCTCTGCTGGATCGATTCCCCGAATTTGCAGGGGCTGTCGATGCATGCAGGTCTCGGAAGGCTGACGTGCCTGGACACGGAGTGATCCGTTTGTCCAAGTTCGCGTCTATGGGTTCAGCTCTTTGCTTTCCCATGGAAGCAATGGTCTTTACGACCATAATCTTCCAAGCGATCGCAGAAGAGCTCAATCGCCCTCTTTCCCGCAAACTCTGTAAGGAGTTTGTGGGGCAGGTGTGCGTCTTCGGGGATGATATCATTATCCCACGAAGGTTTGTGCCTGCAGTCGTCGGACGACTCGAAGCTTTTGGGTTTCGAGTCAACTCCAACAAGTCTTTCTGGACCGGAAGGTTCAGAGAGTCTTGCGGTCGGGATTATTACGACGGTCACGATGTTTCAATCGTGAAAGTTCGTGAACTTCTCCCGGCGCGACTGGCGCACGTCGATGAGATCATATCCACGGTAAGCCTACGGAATCAGCTATATCAGCTGGGTCTTTGGCAGACCTGCCAGTGGATTGATAAGCGATTGGAGGGTATCTTGCGATACTATCCAATCGTCGAATCAACCTCATCGGTTCTTGGGCGCGAATCTGCCTGCTTTGAACCTCAAGCAGAGTCGATTCACCCAAACTACCAAATCCCCCTTGTCAGGGGATGGGTAGTTTCAGCTCCACTTCCAGTTTCAACGCTGGACGGGGAGGGTGCCCTACTGAAGTTTCTTCTTAAGCGCGGTGATAAGCCGCTCGATAAGAAGCACCTTCAACGTGCAGGACGTCCCCACAACGTCGTTCTGAAATGTGGGAGGCACCCGGTTTATTAATCACCGGGTCCTCACGAGTTTTTGCTCGTGAGGGGAGGAGAGTACGAGTGTTAATACTCTCCTTGGAGA